TCCTTTAAATTTGCACGGAAAACCGGATGGTATTGAATGCCATTCTCGTAGCGCAAAAGAATATTTTCAATTCTAGTGTGCATCTCGGGCGTCACATCCACACGGTCAGTTGGTATTCCACTCGAATCACATATTGGAACAATATGTTTCCTCTTCGATTCACACCAAGGAAAGCCCGCTGAAGTAGATCGCTTCATAGCGTCGATAAAAGCCACAGATGGAACTCCGTTTATGGCTGTATCAAGATCCAGGGGCTTAATTAGCGCAATTTCGGACTGGGGCAACTTCTCCAAAACATCCGTCAGGTAACCATTCTTGCACAATTCCAAAATCTGGTAATTCACGGTATCATATGTTTGAATAGCGTGATCCAGAGTAGAATGCTTTGGAAGGTACCCGCGAAGAATAGGAGGTCTAACCTCATCTCGCAAAGCGAATGGTCCATCATCACGAGTTCCCTCCATGAAAGCTTGTTTCAAGTAGGTATCTCCAACTTTAGAAGTGTGACCATCCCGAAATTGTAACGATCCATAATATTCCATGCTACCATATTCCTGAAGGAACCTAAAAGGACTCTTCGGATGAATGGCAGCTTGGACAATTATAGGACCAGTTTTATCGCTCTCCAATACAGGAAAACTTGGCTGAATCCGGCTCTGAGGAGGAAAAGACAAAGCTAGTGTATTAATAAGCTCCCGCGTTATCTTCGTGGAAAACGCTTTATGCCTACCAGCTATGTCCATCTTTCCTCCCACATGTAAACCAACGAGTATTATACGATTATCCATTTCAACGAACAAAGGGCTACCACAATCCCCGTCTTCAGTGGGGCGTGGTGCGGTGGAACGATAGGTATCCAAGGTTAAACTTCCAGACCCTTCCGGCAGTTCCATTCTATTCATTTCGTTGACAATGTTAATATGTCGATCTACTGTTATAGAGCCGTCCTCTTCGCGGCGCATTCGATACCCGTTAGTAGTGGGCAAGCGAGTTGCGTTCTCAAGCATATATTCAGTCAAATGAGGATTATTAGGAAGATCAATAACGCGAAACATGCACAAATCTTTATCTTCCAGGGTATGGACATTTATTCCATACGCTAGATTAAAAGTTCGTCGAAAACCCACTGCGTCAGTAGGTTTGCACTTAGAGATGGTCATAGACGTAGGCCTATCCCACAGAAAATGTGCATTCGTGATATATAATTGTCCTCCAATGCCTAGAGCACGGCCGAACTTCGATCTTTCACTACCGTGAGTAGTGAAATAGAAGCAATTGCCTTCGAAAGCTTTAAGTTGCTCCTCCACCGTAATGCCCTTGCGTGATAACAATTTCCGTGATAAATCATATGAGGAAATTGATGGGGGCTCTTTCCATTCCCAAACATTGGCGCGCTCTTTTACGGGCACGGGTTTATGTGAAGAGAATGATCCGCCCTCCTCCTTAAGGGGTTTACGCCGGAGAAAGAAATCAGACACTGCATTAAAGCCACGACTAGTGAAGCTGTACATAAAGTACAACGACACAGCAGATGTGACAACAAAACTTAATTTTGTAACAAGATCCGATTTTACATACTTTTCTTTAAGCTTTCTAGCAGCAATTTTTAGAACTTGCGATGTACACCACTTTGAGACTTTATCATAAAAGACTCTATGGTAAAACAAGTATCTGGACGTGCTGTTCTTGGCCGCATGTCCTAAACTACGCAAGAGATGCAACCGCAAATCAACAGGCGTCCACCACGTTCCTCTTTGATGCCATAATTCTATTACATAATATAGAAAAATTCCAGGGAAGCTTTCAAGATATATGGTATATAGAAAAACGACGCCATCAATGAAAATGGACCGCCCGACACCCAAATGGTATAGAAAACCAAAAATCAGACCCAGAACACTACTACCGCCGCCACTAGCCCCGAAGTGGAGAAGGGCGGAGTAATATATATATAGGACGTTTTTGGCATATACGTACTGGGGAAATGTCAATGACGCAACATACGTAGCAAGAAAAATCGCAATAGTATTGCACCCCGTACTTAACCATAAAGCCCACAACATTGCCAGAGAGTGTGAGACAACTCCACACTCAGGTTTAAAATTGAGTGTGCAATCGTCAACACAACTTCCGTAGCATTCGGGGCAAATAGGTGCCTTTGAATACCCACTCATCGCCGAAGTTACAGAGTCAAGATTGTCATAATGCTTCTTAATTGCATTACCATACCAATGTAACAGCTGGGCCATATCCCAGTCCTCGGCGATGAGTTTATACGCACAAACTATTCGATTGGGATTACCCCCGACTTGAGGTCCGGGAACCACTTCCTCGACTTTGAAAGACCAATAATCATCATATTGGCCCTCCATAGGAGATAGTTTAGACGTATCTAACATAGGGTTGGCACTGTGTTCAGAATGTCGCAAATACTCCGGTTTGGGGAGTACCGTTATAACGAATGGAAAACGACGCTGAATAGCTATCGGCACAGAAAACCATTGCGACGCATTAAGATCTTTGACATTAGTCGAAGCCAAAAATAATTTTGGTTCGACTGGGTAAACACCTTTCCTTTCAAGCTCAGCTTGGGGAGGTGTCCATGGCATGATATTAACGATACGCATTATTTCCGATAAAGTAGCATCTTCAACCGCTTTGGAAGGAAGATTAACAGCAACGTCATCGAGCATTATACACCATTGATAAGTGCTAAATCCACTCCAATATTCATCTGCAACACAGCGGTTGTACACATAACTCGGGTCACCGTCTAAAGGTTTGCCCAATAGTGTACTAACTTTGGAAAAATGTGAGAATAATATTTGCATAACGGAAGACTTTCCAACTGAGGATGGCCCATTTATTAAGAGAGAAAAAGGGGGAACTCTCCTACTTTGGGCAAGTTGGCGCAATTTAAAATTTCGCTCCAGATCTTTGACAAGACTCAATCGCTTGTCAAAAGAGTACGCCTCAGAATCGTCCAAAAGCGCGCGATTACGCTTTAGATAATTCCCGTCAGCAATGCACTTTTCGAGCTCCATCTGAAACGTCTCGACAGAGACACCAAAGGGCTCGGGATTAGACAAAACTACAAAGTCTCTTTGGAGTTTATCATAAAGTGCAATCCACTCAGTAACACGAGTACTCGTAAAAATAAGATCACGAGCATCTCCAGTCAACCAAAACTTTTTCACATTAACAAGCAAAACTTGTAGTGCTTGTAGAGATGTTTTAAAAGCTTCAGCTGTAAATGTCATAGGACTAGCAGCAAGAAGCTTGGTATAATCTCTAAAAAGTTTAGTATTAGTGAGCGGATTAATATTATACTCACGCATGCACGTGAGACTCATAAGGAAGCCACAAAGCTTCGCAAACAAGCTCATTAACTGGCTTGATGAGAATCGATGGAGATCAGTAATAACCGAATCCAAGGAATCTTCCAAACCAGACTGGACAGATATAGGAAATAACTCTTCGTAAGCGATCCGAGCCAAACTATTCATTCCTCTGAAAGAGGAAAGTATAAGGCTAGAGCACCCGAGATGATGCTTTATAGCGTGCAAAAGAGCACGCACTAAGCCTTCATTATCTGCACACGTGACAATATCACGGTATAGAAGAGCAGCCATTTCCAGGTGGTGCATGACCCACTCAAGAGTGGGTTTTGGTATATGATCCCACAATCCCGAGTCGTTCAATTTTTCACTCAAATCCTCAAAAAGGAAAAGAGGGGAGAACGACCCCGATTGAGGGGTAAAACCATCACCATTTTCTTTAATAGATAATAATTTTTTA